TACGCAACAGCCGGAACTAATACTGCCGCCGCTAGCCGTTATCAGTCATTAACATTAGGTGCTGTTGTAACTTCAGCGCCAAGCGGAGGAATTATTAAAACATCGTGTGTTGACACCGCTTCGGTAAGCGGAAAAATAGTATTCAGTGCCTCCGGATTTGGTTTAAGTTCAATGATAAAAGCGACTTTGCATTAAGGAATTTAAAAATGCAACTAGTCGGCAAATCTTTTTCCATTGATGAATTTAAAAGCTATGTTGAAGGTGTCACCTTTAACGGATGGACACCTAAATTCGTCGTAGTTCACAATACGTCATCGCCAACGCAAGCTTTATATAAAAGCTGGCATGATCGAAAAGGTTGGACAATTGAGCAATGGCTTAAAAATCTGGCGTCTTATTATGCTGGATTAGGCTGGAATGGATGCCCACATTTATTTGTCGCGTATGATCGGATTTGCGTGCTGAACGATCTTCGCTATCGCGGAACGCACTCGCCTAGCTGGAATGCGTTTAGTTGGGGCGTCGAAACGGTCGCGGAATTTGAAAGCGAGGTTTTTAGCGGCGGGGTAAAAGACAATCTTATTGCTGCACTCGCCATCCTGCATAATCGGATCGGGCTTAATCCGGCTGATTATAAGTTGGGTGTGCGCGGTTTACATTTCCACAAGGAAGATATAAAAACGACACACAGGAATTGCCCCGGTCGTAATTTATACAAGTCGTTGCTGGTTGATGATGTTGTTGCGTATATGAACAAAGGCGAAGTATCGCACGCCGATATTCCCGAAGCCGTTCATACCGCCGATAGCTCGATCTTGACACAAGAGGAAGCTATCTCGAATACTTGGCTACAAGAACAATTGAATATTTCGCTTGGAACGCATTTGAAAATAGACGGCATTATTGGGGAACAGACAAAACTTGCCGTTAGAAAATTCCAATACAATCATAATTTGAAAGTAGATGGAATAGCTGGTCCCCTAACACGTTTGGAATTATTAAAAATCAATAGAGGACGATTATTATGAAAGCCCTTGCAGTTCTCGCCAATCGTTTTAAAGAGCCGTCGTCATGGGCCGGGCTTGCCGGTGTTGTCGGCTTGTTTGGTATCTCCGCTCCGACCGGTTTAATTCAAAGCATTACGCTAATCGGTGCCGGTGTTTGTGGGGTTATTGCTGTTCTTGTTCCTGAAGGGAAATAATATGAAAAAAATTTTAATTGCTGCAATGTTATCGGTTTCTCTTGCAGGCTGTGTTACGCTGCAAGATATTCCGAATGCGATTACGGCGTTTACCACTGGCGTTAAGAACCCGGTTTCCAAAGAAGCTTTGTACGATTTTGAGAACGGGTTAATCGTGGCGTTTGCCGGATTGAATGCTTATAAGAAATCGTGTTCTGAAGGTGCGATACCGTCATCGTGCAAAGACGTTATCAAACAGCTTCAGGTTTATACACGTCAAATCCCGGCTGCGTTGAAAGACGTGCGTAATTTCGTGAAGAACAACGATATGGTAAATGCACAAATTGCCTATGACACCGCCCGTTCTCTCTATACGGATTTCGTCGCGGTTGCCACGGCTAACAATGTGAAGGTGCAATAATGGACATTGCCGCTATTCTCGCGTTGATCGAAAAAGGCTTGACGGTCGTTGGTGCCATTGTCGAAGCCGGGCAGGAAGCCGCCCCGGCCATCAAGGCTCTAACGGAACTTGTAACCGGTGCGCGCCAAGGCACCGTGACCGACGATCAAATTGCACAGTGCGAAGCGTTGCTTGACAAGCTGGTTGCAGATTTCAATATTGACATTTCTTAGTGTGCAACCACAAATGGCGGGAATGATTTTTAGACATTTCATTCTTTAAAAAGTTGTTCCCGCCATGCCAGCTTACACCAAAGACGACATTGCCGACATAAGCGAGGATGCTGCGAATAAGGCACTCGCCAAATTCATGTTAGCCTTGGGCTACAACGTCGAAGAACCAAGTGATATTTTAAGATTGCAAGCGCAGTTCCGGCACCTTTCCAATCAATATGAAGCTTGCAAAGTCGTTACCAATATTGGTATAAAGACGGCTGTAACGACTGTATTAACTGCATTGGGCGCTTACCTTGTAATGTGGTTCGGTTGGCCCAAGTTGCCCGGTCATTGACTTTATCTATTACAACTTAAGAGGTTAATAATGCGACTTGCAATCGTCGGTATTGCCTTGCTCGGAATGACCCTGACAACCGCCGCTGAAGCCGCTCCCCGCCATAAAACGACCCACACAGATCATAATAGGCGCGTTATTTCGTATCGGTCGGCTGACAGTATCCCCTACCCCCTCAAAACGCGCCACCAATCGCCTAATCGTGAATACGAGGCACAAGGGGTTAAATTCCTGCCGCATCCTCCCGGTTGCCCCCGCATTGCGTTCTGCGGCTGTGGTGCCGCCTATCGCGTATGGGGCACGACCAAGCGGGCGCTATGGCGCGCGGCGGCATGGTTCCATTTCCCGCGATCCATGCCCGGTCCCGGCAAAGCGGCGGTGCGCTCGCATCATGTAATGATCTTGGAACGGCACTTAGGCGGTAAGGTGTGGCTTGCAACCGACTATAACTCTGGCGGGCATCGGTCGCGACTTCATGCCGTGAATATTTCCGGTTATACGATTGTTGATCCGAACGGTTAGAAGGGGCTTTAAGCCCCTTTTTCATTTTTCGTAAACGTCCAATTCGATAAAGGTCCGGTATCGGGCCTTCTCTTTACATAGTTTCTCGCTTCATCTTTGCACATTGTTTCGGCAACGTCTTGGTTTTCGTGTTCTGCATAAACGCGAGCAATTCCGTTGCCATCAAAACCTGTGTATCGCATAGCTATGCTCCATTTAATGATACTATTAATCTAGCATAGCTTTAAAACTGTGTCAACCCCATAGCTTTAACTGTTCTTTTTTAGGAATGTAATTTATTTCCTCCAAAATGCTATGGCATTTCCCGATATAATAATCATAATTAATATTATCGGGAAATGTCTCTGGCATATCCATAAATGGCGTTGCGCCGTCTGTCATAGCTACATTGTTATTTGTCAGAACGTAATTAATCGTCCCGGTTTCACCTTTCATATAAGCCCAACGGATTACCTTACCTAGATAATCCCCGTTTTTGTGGGCACCACCTTTTACATTGCGTATTTCGACAAAGCGTGAAAAATCCCGGCTTTTTTTAATTGTTTCTTCGATTGGCGTTCCCACACTCAATAGTGCTTTGATGGCGTCAGAACAAATCAAGGTGCTACAATTGGTGTCTAATTGTGTGCCGCTTTGTGATCCGACTTCGGCATAAGCACCTTTGACCTTAACGCTTCCGTCAACCTTGACAGCGAAATATGAATTTACGTCTCTGGAGTAATAGGCTTTGTATTGTGTTTCTTCAGTTTTGAATTTCGTTTCGTTTTCCCAAAACTGGATAAGGCTTCTAAGCTTTTCGTTTTCGGATTTCTTGCAATAGATAACAATGCCATCTGTATTGCCGGAAATAACCCGAATGCCGTTGCAAGTCAGAATTTCAACAAGCATTAGAATTGACAGTTGCCCGGTCAGCGTCATTTGAATGTATGATTTTGGAGAATACAAACGGCTGTGCTTAGAGTTTAGCTTGCCGCTTGCTCCATTAATAAAAATCTTCAGTCCTTTGTCATACGTGAAAAGTTTTTCCCGCTTGGCCTTCACTCGCTCGTTTTTAAAGCCGAGATACACGTCCAAAAATTCAGGGCCTAGGTTATCGGGATAAAGACCTAATGTTAGAATAATATCGGGGTAGTAGCTGGTAACGTCATTGTCGCTGATCTGATGTTCATCATCGGCTTTGTAGCTGACGCATTTTTCGCAGCTATGTAATCCGCCAATGCCAAACTTGAATGGCAAATCTCCAATCTTTATCTTGCGATCCGTCAATAATGGCGGTTTATCGACCCCGCCAAATTCATTGACGATGAAGTCTGACGCCAACACATCGCTTAGCAATTGTTGTAGTTCTGGAGTAGCGTAGCGAATGTACGATGGCTTGTCGTATTTGAATTTATAGCCGGGTTGAATGTCCGACTTTTTAGGATAGATGCCTTTTATATTTTCCATTTGCTTGCAAATAACAGCTTCGGCTATTTGCGCGTCCGACTTGCTCATTACATTAATACGATAGCGATTAGAAATATCAAATCTAAGCGCCAACCGCTCTTTCATAAAGTTGCAAAGCAACTCTGTTCCATCTAGATCATTGAAATTGTATTGACATACGATTTCAGCTTGTTCCGGGGTTAGCTCTTGATCGTCGGGGAACGGAAGCTCTTGAATGCGCGGCGCATGAATGCGCGCCATATACAGCTTTAGCGATCCTTTGAGCGGCGCGACCTCGATTAGATCAATGTGGTTGGTGTTATAAACCTTGAAGCCAAATTCTTTTTCTAATTCTTGCCGCCATGTTCCTTGATACACTAGCTCATTAGATGCGTCTTTTAAGACGGCTGGATTTTGGTTAGCATATGCCAGCCAAATCATAAGAAGATCATATTTTAATGAGTTGAAACCGACTGTATAGAAATTGTGCATTACCCATGACAGCTTGTGCGGATTGAAGCTCAACCCGACACCGCTTTCAAATTTCAAAAACTTTCCATTGATCTTAAAATTGGCACAAAAATAGTTTGGATAGCTTTCCACGTCCACATAAGCGACGGCACCCACAGACGCCAATAATTCATCATCGCTGATGTATTCACGATGGATCGGCGGTCTAGGTTTGTACGGATTTAAATGAACCCGTTGCTTCGGCAGAACAACAATCCTGCCGTCGTCGTCAAAGTCAAAGTTCATTTTTCAATCATTTTGAAATATATCATAGTGACACCAGTGGCAATGTATCCTAACAATCCAAATAATAAACAAATCGGAAATAAATCCATTTCCTAATTCCTTCTCCCTGCAATAACACCGCGCATCTTGCCACCAAAGAAATAGTGCATCGGCCCATGCGGGCCATCAACAAACCAATCCGCCTTTTCCATCCACCCTTTTAAAAGGGCAAGCTGTTTAGCATTAAAGACAGGGCCGGGCGGCAACCCGGCTACCTCATAACTCGCTTGCTCGTCATTGCTTTTAATACAGCCGTCCGCAAAGCGAACAAGGCTTTCAGGCGCGAAGGGCGCGACGGCATCCAAGCCCACAAATAGCTCGGCAGGCACGTCTATCGGTTTGGTTTCGACATTCAATATTTGATTGATGTTAGGCCATTGATCCGCGAATAATTGCGTCTTAATCCAGTTGCCATCTTCAAACCAAAGCGTAACGCTCCCGCTGGAAAAGCCGAAACGTGATAACGTCTTTTCGGTTTTTAATAGATTGGCAAAGGATTTTGGAATTGCGAGATTTGTGGGCAAGTCTATGCCGTGCCAGTATTCCAGCATGACTTTTCCGTTGGTTCCGATTACGGATGGACCATTTAATAACACCGAACGGTTATAGACAAATTCTCCGCTTTCGTTGGCAAGTACGGAAGTTGCTTCGATTGCTTTTTTCAATTCATCATTGATAACGGCTATTGGTTCATCTGGTATTGCCCATGCCAGTTGTGCAACGTCAAGACAGGGGAGATTTGCTTTAAATTTGCCGGAACTAATTGCGATCCGATTGTTGTCCAATTGCGTAATCGAGTATTCGCTTTTGCAGCGTGATAGCGCCTCGATCAACAAGCGGTTGTTAGGGCAGGCGGTCAAATCTTCCTCAATCTTGTGACCGGCTGATAGAATGCCATTCGACGCCACGGCTTGCTTATTCGCCAAGATAACGTGCGTTTCCATTGGCGAGCCGGTGTCTTTGGTAATCAGCGAAAGAAACTTCAGGGCATTAAGAAGCCCTGAAGTCTGTTCGGATTGATTACGTTTTTTAGGACGCGGGGGCATTTTATTTACGCGCATTTGCCAGCTTCATCAACCAACGGCCAATCTGTCTCGGGCCTTTCCCCGCATTCAATATCCGCCGCTCGTTTACCTGCCCATTCGTTTACAAGCCTACAAAAATCAGGATCGCGGCCAAGCAATACAAATACAGGTTCATCCGGTAATGCTTTCGCATAACAATCAAACTTGCCGGGATTTTCTTTTGTACCCATTTCTCATTTCTCCTTATTCATCATTCGCCAAGTATTTTTCGGATCGGTTCTGAAACGTTTTGCAATTTGCCGGTAGCTCAACCCCCTTTCATTGCGCAGATACAACATACATTTTAAACGAAGCATTCGGAAGTGTTGGACGCCTTTTGATCGTGTGCGCATTAAAACGGTATTTGGTCTATATCTTCCCATTGCGGGCATCCGAACACGATAACTCTAGCAGGTGGTCGCATGTTAGCCAATATGCAAATTTCATCACGTTCGCGAAAATTTAAACAATTAACGCAAGACGTATAAATTAAATTTCGTTTCGCGACCGTCTCTAGCGCGCTTACGATTGCGGATTGCAAATCGTAATACGCATTTGTGCGAACATGCGGCTTTACTGCGGCCATACAACCCCCACCACTTCGGTCCCTCTACCTGCAAACTCTTTATAATATTTCTTTTCAGCTTCAAGTCTAGCCTTTATTGCATCTTCTTTGTTTTTAAAATTTCCCAAATTTACGATTTTATTTCTATATCTTATAGTCGATACCCAATACAATCTATCTTTTCTAAAATGTATCCCCTTTACTTTATTTTCTGATTTAGTCAGACGACGATTGAACTGATTTTCTGAAAAATCACATTTTCTTAAATTCTTTTTTCTGCAATCTAACCCATTTCCGTTTATGTGATCTGTTATTATATCAGGATTATGTAGTCACCATACAACTCCAACGACTTCAGGAAGATGGCGATTAACCCATACCTTGACCTTGATCGGATTGCGCAATTGTGTCTGCAATGCCAAAGCTTCAGCTACGGTCTTAGGTGGTTCGCTCTTATGCCGTCGCTTCCACCAATCATGCGCCTTGTGCATCGCATATCCCTTATGCTCGAAACAGACATATTCACTGAATGAGCGTAAGCCGGTGAAGTATGTAACCTTCATCATCGGCGGAGAATTAGGATTGCGCTTGCTCTTGTGCGGCGCATACGTCGTATATTGCACATCGAAATCTTCAATTTGCGGAAAGTCACCGCGTATCAGTTCATCGCCGCTCGCTTTAGCAAATATCTTAATTTTAAATTCAAATTCTTCGCCGCAATTGCAGCAAAAGCGGGCTGACGCATGATTGTAGGCACCACAAGAATTACAAATCTTAACCGGTGCATCGCCCTGCTTTTCGCCTTTCTTGCGCGGAATAACCGGATCATTGATCGGTCCTAAGCGCGGCGTGTTCTTGGCAAAGTCCAACACCAAACAGTTTTGCTTACCGTCTGCCGGTCTAGTTCCACGCCCTAACATTTGCACCCATAACGGTACGCTCAACGTCGGTCGCAACATTCCGATACAATCAATCCAGGGATGATTAAATCCGGTTGTCAGTTTTCCGTAATTGACAATCGCCCTTATTTCAAAATTTTTGAAAGCTTTGATTGCAACGTCGTTATCTTCACTAGGCTTCTTAGAATGCACCGACACGCACTCGATACCAAATGATTGCAACATTTCTGCAATGTGGTCGGCATGTTCAATTCCAGAAGCGAAGATAAGCCAACTGCGCCTATCGTGTGCAGCATCAACAAGTTCGCGTAAAGCTTTATGAGTAATTTCTTGCTTATCAACTGCGCCTTGTAATTGAGTTGCGATAAACTCGCCTTTAGCGATGCCCACATTTGAAATATCTAACTGTGTGTCGGTTCGCTTGGGAATGAGCGGCGAAAGAAAGCCTTCGGCAATGAGCCGGTTGAAGGCTTCCATGCCGGTTAAATCGTGCACAATGTCTGTGAACAACCCGCCATGCGTAATCCAGCCTTGGCCCATACGCCAAGGGGTTGCGGACATACCAATAATTTTAATATACGGATTGATTGCCTTCATTACCGAGAAAAATTTTTGATACATTGAAGCTTCATCTTGGTTGACCAAGTGTGCTTCATCCACAAAAGCAACATCGCGGTGTCCGAAGCTTGCCGCGTCTCGATACATGCTTTGAATGCCGCCGAAGATGACGGGAAACGAATTTTCCTTTCGCTTCAATCCTGCGCTATAGACACCGACCGGAGCGGTGGGCCATGCCGTTTGCAGCACTTCTAAATTCTGCTCGATTAGCTCTTTAACATGCGTCATCATTAGAAAGCGTTGCGTCGGCCAAATCTTCATTACATCGCGAATGAAGATGGCAGGCACGATTGATTTGCCTGTGCCAGTCGGCCAGCACAGCACCGGGTTTCCGGTATTGCCGCTTTGAAAATAATTCCAAAGCGCGTCCATACCTTCGGATTGGTAGGATCGAAGTTGTATTGTCATTTCACAATAATATTTTTCGGTCGCGTTTCTTTTGCAGCGGTGATTGCTTCACTAACAATTCGCTTGGCGTCACGTTTTAAAATGTCCGAATGTCCGTAATAACTCCCCCAAACGTCTATATTGTTGGATGCAATTTGAACAACCAAGGAAGCAAAAGCTTCCTCCGCTGCAAAGCGTTCCGCGTCCATAGCGGCAGCATCGCGCGGCGCAACTACAGCAAGTGAAACACGATATTTACGCTTGAAAGAATAAAGCTCGCCGTCATCATTTTTCAAAGTCTGGATGCGAATGAAACCTTTTTCATTCATCATATGCGCAATTTGGTTAGCTGCGCTATGTGTGATATGTTCGAGATACTTTATATCGTTCTCATAACGAGTATCGGCTTGAACGTGACATTCAACAACACGCACTCGCTCTTTCGGAATCAAGGGTGCGCATTCAGGGCACGGATATTCTTTGTACGGCAATTCATCTACTGTTGGAATTTCGTCAATTTTAAATGTAGATACCGCCCGCGTATAGCGCGGAAGTCGGATGATTTGCGAACCACGGCAGATTTCACAGTACATTTCCTATTTCCCAAATTGATGCAAGATTGCTTGCTTATCAGTCCACTTTTCAGGCACTAGAAAATAATACAAATGATCTTTATTAAACGAGAATACAGCTATGCGATAAATATGATATTGCGAGGCTATAGCTGTTGTAGGATTTTTAACAAATTCATCAAAATCTAACAATGCCGATTTTCTTTCTTCAGGAATTTAAAATATGCACAAGAAATCCATCGCGCGGACCACCTACACATTTTAAATATTCTTGATCGCTATGAATTGACACTGGTATGCCCCTCACAACCTTTTGCTATTGCATCTTCCGGTATGACCGCTTTCCAGCGATTGCAGTACCATTGCCCGTTTTCTATGGGGTCAGAAAGCTTGCAGGATCGACAATTGATTTCGACCGGTTCGTTATGATGACAAGGCCCTTGATATTCGCAATATTTGCAATCGAAGTAGCTTGGATTTTCGGCTATCCTTGCTGGCGGTGTTTTTGAATTGATAATGTCACCGGCTCGCAATTCTTGCTGCGCGCCTAGCTTCCAATCGAGTTCAACTATTTGTGGGCACAAGTCGCTGTCGTTCTTGTTTTCGATTAGATAAAGTCCGTATCTCAAATTGTATTTGTAGCCGTATTGGCTCATTTGTGCGTAATGGCGCGGCTTGGCCTTTTCGACGCCTTGCGCGCCGACATTGGTAAATCCAGCACCTGTGCCGTTTGTTTTAAATTCATTTAGGAATATTAAATTTTCGGATAGCTCATAGCGTTCCGGCGCTTTGCACATTCCGTCCAATGAACCGCCGTAATGTCCGTTGTGACCGGAAATGCGGAATTGAGGACGTTTTAATCCTTGGGCTTTGGCCGCTGCTTCATGCTCGGCTATCCCGGTAACATCGCTTACCAATCCATCGCCAGCATCAAACGTTTCTTTAAAGAAATACGATCCGCTTTCAGGATGCCAATGAAGAATTAACGGTTGGTGTTCCCACACTTCAAAGCCAATCCCGCGAAGATACGAAATGAGCCGTGGTTCTGCCATGTGACCGACATTGAACAGCCGGTACATTCGTCCGGTGTGTACTTGATCTTTAACCCAACGGAAATTGTACCAAAGCTTTCTATCGCACGCTTCGCCCATGATCGAAGCGCCCAAATGCTTGCGGTGTCCTTCGTGATAAGTCTTAACACAATAGTCGTCTATATCGTTCTTGATCCGACTAGCAAGCAAATCGCGATGTTGGGGATTGGAAAGGTCTAACATTTTATCACTGTGTTGGTAGAAACGGACCTAGGGCATTTAACATATCTTTATTTGCAGCTTGTTCGTTATTTAAAACCGCTGCAAAATTTTGGAGTAATTCATTAACCGAATCACCGCGTGCAATAATATCATCGCTGCTATATTCACGTTTCTTAAAAATTATCATTGAGCCGTCGCCGTGAATTGCTACCCACAAATTATCACGGCTTATGGTGCAGGCTTCGGATTTTCCGAATATGCCGGAAGTTGTTTTACAACCTCTCAATTGCTTTAAAACATCAGGCAAATCGTTAAGTGTTAGTTCTTTAGCATAAACGGAAGTCGATAACATCAACGCGGTTATTAAAAATAATTTCTTCATTGTGTGTACCTTTTTAAATAAAGTAAGGGCGGTGAATGCCGCCCTTACTCACGACTTTTAAATTAACCGCGCGCCCAAGGCGGATTTTGCGGCTGCGGCGTGCCTTGCTGCGGCGCTTGCTGCCAACCCGGAGCCGCCTTCGGCTGCGGTGCTTGCTGCTGTTGCTGCGGCTGCGCATTGCCCCAAGCTGGCGGGTTTTGTGCATTATTGGGCGGCGCATTATTAGCCGGTGCGCTCCAACCGCCACTCGGCTGTTGCTGCATCGGCGCACCTTGCGGAGCCTGATTGTCCCAACCCTGCGCTTGCTGTTGCGGCTGTGGCGTTCCACCGCTCTTGCCCGGCTCGTTGCCGTTTATGTCAAATACGCGCTTAACTTCGGTGTATTCCGGGTTGTTCTTTTGCGGCGCAACTTCCATACGACCACGACCATTGCGCAATTCAGCACCGGCCATTTGCATGTTTGGCGAGCCATCGGGATTTTTCGGAAACGAAATTTTAAAAATCCCGGTGGCATGGCACAGAGCGGACAATTGCTTTTGTGCAATTTCAACCGCTTGTGCGCTTTGGTTCCAGAGATTATAGCGGCTTTCGATCCGTCCCGCTTCACTGGTAAATTCGACAACAAACATTCCGCCACTTTGATCTTTGGTGGACTTGGCGTAAGTGTTCGTAATCGTGAAATTGAACATACCGGCAGGGTGCTTATCGCCACCTTGCGACGGTTGTACTTGAGTTGCGTCAAAGAAATCCATATTCATTATTTCACCTTTGAGAGTGCTTCGTTGATGATTTGGCGAAGCGTTTTACCGTGTTTGTTTGCCGCCGATTTCAAACGCTTCTTTAAAGAAACCGGTAACTGAAACGTCATTGTCGTTATTTCAATCTTTCTTACCTTCTTCATTTGATGATCCTTTTAACCATTGATAAATTTTCTCGGCTTCGTCAGTGAAGTTAGTTGAACCGATTTCAACATGCCTCAAAGCGGCCAAGCGTAAATCCGTATCCAGCTTTTGCGCCTCCGTCAATATGTAATCTTTTAAAGATTTATCCAGATTATCATTTAAAGTTTCAGAAGGATTTTCAAGTTTTTCGATGCGATAAAATAATTCTTTAATGAGCGGATTGTCCTCATTATGCGCTTTTATTTCTTCAATGCTCTGACGGCAGGTTGTAAGCTGTTTAAAAATATCGCTGATTGCTTCCCAAGGATCGTTTTTATTATAAATTTTATTTTCGCAAGCTTCTTCAAAATTGGTTGTTTTCTCGTAAATGAGAACGTCCATGCCTTCTGGAATTTTCCTATCGGTTTCTTGAACGATGTGACAAAAATGACCCGCTCGTCTAATTATAAAACTTAATTCTTGTGCAACGCGCGTCTTACCAACGCCTTGCGGGCCTTCAATTGTAATTCTCATTTTCATTAGAATAGGCTCGTTTCCTGTTACCGGGGTTCGTGAACAGGTGCCATGTGATGAACGTGCGCGAGTTGCGCGACGATCAACCTAGCAACTGTATCGGCACGTCCGGCAAGCAGCGTGTGGGCCGATTGCCGGATCAATTCTTCGACGGCGGTCGCCATCTCCTCGAATGCCGGTGACGAGTTCGATTTGCCGTCAACGGGGCTTACCGTCCAATCCAATTCGGCCATGCGCGCGATCTGCTCGTCGCGAGGTAGCTTGCAGAGTTCGAGCAGCTTATCGGTCTCGATCACG